ATTAGACACGTTGCTAATCCACCCGCGCGAGGTTTTCAAGCCTGCCATCGTGCTTGGGGCCGCCGCTATCGTTCTTGCACACAATCATCCGAGCGGTGATCCGAGCCCATCGGAAAGCGACATTAAGGTTACGCGCGATCTGATCCGAGCTGGGCAGTTACTGAAAATCGAAGTGCTGGATCATGTCATCCTCGGGAGCGCGACGCCTGAACGCACCAAGGATTATGCCAGTTTGCGGGAATTGGGATACTTCGCTATATGATCACTAACCCCATGTGCGACGGGTCCGGGCCGTGCTCGGCTCTGGAAGTGCGGGTCCTGCCCTTGGGCAGCATTCCCGATCACGGCAACCTTATCTTGTGCCGCTATTGCTTTGAGCGGGAACTGGCCTACCGGCGCCTGCGCAATCTCGACCTGGCCAAAGAGTGCGCCTATAAGCTGCCGCTCTGGACTGATTGCGAGGTGTACGGCCAGCCTGAGCATCAAGTGCAACGCCGGGACTAATCAGTAAAACTACGGTCTTGACACTTCTCTAAGCTCTGCTAATGTGACTTCGCCAATGCAGTATCAGTCAAACCTAAATCTCCCTCGCCTTGGGAAAATTCTTGCGCGTTTCGAGTCGGCAACCAATGCCCGCCGGCGCGCCTGCATTGGCACCCGGGGCGAGGGGTTCAAACGAAAGAAAAGCCAATGCCAAAACACACACCGCCCTTTGTAGTTCTTGATCCTTACACTAATCGGAATGTTTACCCGATAGGCCATAAGCGCGCCGATGGCGCCTTTGATATTGTTGGCGAGATCAACTCGGAAGGGGGCACACCCGATCAGCAACGCGCCCTTGCGGATTACTTCGTTCGCGCTTGCAATTCGCATTACGCGTTGATCAACGCACTCCGCGAAGCGGTACTGAAATTAGATGATGGTTCTGCCGAAGCTGCCGCCCTTGCAATGGCTGAAAGCGAGGTCGCATGAACCCGGCTCTTGCCAAATTCATTCTGGCCCGGCCATTCGGCTTTATCACCGATGATGACCGCCGGGAGTTACTCGAACTGGACCGCCTTTGCCCTTTGGTTGTGCGCTGCGAATGCTGCCGCTTTATATGCGCGGTGCAGGACCTGCCCGTGCTCCTGGGTTATGTGCGCGCCGGCGGTGGGCATTTGCGCGACGTCAGCATTCACCCGGACACAATCAAAGCCGCCCGGGCGCCGATGCAAGCCACGATCAACGCGATGAAGCCGGCGCCACCGCCGCGGCTGGAAAAATGGGCCGATTGCGCAGCTTGCGGAGATCGCATCGTGCCAAAGGAAAACTACCCTTTCAGCCTCGCCGGCCAACCCCATACTCAACTTGTGCTTTGTGGCGCCTGCCTGGATTGGGCGCAAGCCGACCTCGCCAACCTGACAGCCGATCTTGAAAATACTTCCGAGCTATCGCCGGCGGACTGGTACGTTGTCAAAGGCTGGATACATGACGCAAAAGCCGACCTGAAAGCCCAAGCTGCCGACCGCCCGCAAGCGCCACCCTTCAACGAATCCGATTGCGGTGGGGCGTTTGACGGCACCCAGGTAACCAGCGACGCCGATCCCGGGTTATAAAAGCACCCCTTCACCCCCCAACCCGCCCTTTGGCCCAAAGCCACTGCGGCGGGCTTTACTTTAACGATACGTTTGGACCACCCGCAGCTTTTAGCCCTTGACCCTTACCACAGCATGGGGGATAAAGCCGCTTATGCCTCGCTCGTCCACCACCTGGGACCCGGTCAAGGCCCGGTCCGCATCCATCGCCGGCGTTGAAGCCCGGCGCCGCAACCGGGCATACCGGCTTGCAAACCCGCCGGCTATCCCGTCCAATAACCCGGTTGCACCCGGTTTGCCACCGGCTGAGCCCCAATCCTTCATTTCCAAGAGACTCGCCCGCGTGCGCGCGCAACTTGATCGGCTCGATGCCCTGCTCGCCAATGCCACCGAGCCCAAAGCGATCAAAGAGCTGGCCGATGCAACCACACGCCTGCAGGCCCAGGAGCAGCAGCTTGCCGGCCGCCCCGGTCCTGGCACACTGAAGCCAGTGGCACCTGGCGCCGCTCGAACACCAGCTTACTCGCCGGCTGTCCCTCTACCACCGCTGCCTAACGCACCCAATCAATCGAGTAGCTCCGCTCTTCCTACCTTCGGAAGGGATGCTCTATGCATACCAACGCCCCTGCCGAAGGTAGATAGAACGCCTGCCACACATACCAAGAGTGCGCCCGAGCCTCAGCCTCTCACACCCGGCGCCGATGATAGTGACGAGCAGGACGATCCCCCCCTCGACTACGGCCCGGCTGAGTAAGGAATCTCTTTTTGCTCCCGGACCGTCCCGGGCACCCCCCACCCCGGGGGGCCACCGATGCGCGTGGGATTGTCCAACTGTGGGTTTGATTCGCGGGACAAATTTCCGGTACTTTTTCCTGAGAGGCTGGTAGGGAAGCCAAAGGCATACAGCATGTTTTTGCGTAGGTACAACAAGTCCCGGCGAGATTTTTGGGACTACTGCGATTGGCGTACCCTGAAGTTTACCTCAGCCTGGGGTTGGCCTTTAACGTGGCCTGCCGATCGGAGTGCCGCGATTACTTCACCGGACCACAGATAAGGATTCCCGGAAGGTCCGCGACTTTATTAAGCGCCGTTGGACAAAAGCCGGCGCGCTTCGAATTCCCGTGGTTACAAGCGTTATGTAAGGACGGTACACGCATCCCGGCTATCAGGCGGGGATGGGGCTGGCGCGTTCACCGCAGCGCGAGCGGTTTTGGGTCGGTTCTTCGACCAGAAATCGTTGGATGCCTGAGCGGCGAGCCAGGCAGCGCGGTCGGGCGAGGTTGGGCGCCGGGACATGTGGACACCCGCCGGGGTGCCTGCAAATTGCGGTACCGGCGTATCGTAGCGCGCCCGGGCCTTGATGGCCTTGCGGTATTTCCTATGCCATTTGGGGCTCACGGCTTGCCCTCCAATCCCTTCCAAAACTCACCGAAGCCCTGAAATCGTTCAAAATCAAAGGGGCCAGAGTTGGGAAACAGGGTGCCTTTGGAGGCGTTCGCGAAGCGCGGCTCGAGGAAGGAGAGCGGGTGCGCCGCGGGGTTGGCGCTGTGGCGCTGGTGGTAGAAATTGCGCCAGCGCTCGATGGCGTCGATACTCAGGCCGGGTTGGAAGGTGCTGCTCATGCGGATCGTGGATTGCATGACGGGCAGCGTGGATACTCGCGCTGTGGAACATCGGCGCCCTTGCTGTAGAAGTCTATTGCCTTACGCACCGAAGCGTGCGCTGCGTTGTATGCAACATGTTCAAGGAACGCTACTTGTCCATCGGTTAACTCCTTGCATTTGAGCTCAATTTCGAGCTGAAAATCGAGTTCTGGATGTGGAACAATGGCGGGTTTTCGAGCCGCTTTTCGTTCGGCCAAAAGGTTGATCATGGCCTGGTCGATCATGTGCCAGGCGCCGGCGGGTTTACGGTGTCGATTTCGGGTGCGGGTGCCAATTCCACCTTGGCCAATTGGTAAGCCGCAAAGTATTGAGCCAGAAGGGTTGGCAGCGCCGCCTGGATCTCCTCGACCGATTTGAACACCGACAGTACGGGCTCATTTACCACCGAGTGCCCGGAATGTTGAGCAAATCCCACTATCCAGCCGTTGCTGGCCTGTTCAATGGTTATATTTATCATAAAGTAATCCCCGGCAATAGGTTGAGTGCGAACTCTGGGGTATAGAAACGACTTTTGGATTCCTGTTGGCAACTCGACAATGATCGGTTCCGGGGAAAGTAATGGGGCTTGGCACTTGGCGGTTAGCTTCATCGGGTCCATATCCGGTTTTAACGCTTCGGCCAAAACCGACCGGCAAACGCCCCTTCTTGTGAAGGATCTGGGATTCCTTGCTAGCATATAACCCATCTCGCTCCCGATGATATTCGCCGTTGCTGCCAAGCCCCGCGTGTTTTGGGAAATTGGACCCGGCACCGGGGCATGGTACCGGGATGGCGCGGGAGAGAAGAAACCCCAAGACCGCGCCAAAAGAGACACCCGACAAAGCCGAGTCACTACGCTATCGGCAAGCCTTGCAGGGTGTGCCTTGTCGCTGGCCCGGTTAGGGTGCAAGCAGTCGCCTATGAGCCGGCTATCCAGCTTCCCGTCACGCGCACCGGGCCTTACGACGCGACAAGCCGCCGTTTGTTTGCGCTGGAAAATGTTCCCGGCAGTATCCCTATCGGCGCGGCCCTCAACAGGGGCTCTAGGCTTTTGCATCAGTGGCTTATAAACCTCGCAACCCAGTCCTTTGGGTGAGCCTGCTCCAACACTACAGCCGGGAACTGTGCGGCATCGGCTCGCGGTCTTGGGAATTACGAAAAGAGCCCCATCACTGTTACGAGCAGCGATGGGATTGCCAGCAGAGGGGCGACCTCGACTGGCGGTTGTATTTCGGCAGGGAGCCGAAAGGGATTCGGATGATTCCCTGCCACCGCTCTCGTAAAGCGCTTTCATGTTTCAGCTTTTACACCCGCACCCCGGGGGTGTGGCAAGAATTATTTTTGGATTTTTTTTCATCCATTTGCATCGTCCAGTCGCAGAACGATTTACTGGGAGTTGTACCGCGGCCGATTATTCCGGTCTTCGGAAAGCAGTCAGGGCACTTGCAGCAGCATATTCCGGTGCAGGCAAAGGCGATGACCTCGGTTGAGAAACAGAGCGCACACTTGCACGTCGAACAAATATAGGGTGTGGGATCGTTCATGCTAGGGCGAGGCCGGGAGTGACGTCGGTTCTGCGCTCAATCAGCTTGGCGTACTCGCCCGACAGGTCGATCCCGATGCAATGGCGGCCGTGTTCCAGGGCCACTTGGGCCGTGGTGCCGCTACCCAGGAACGGGTCAAGGACGGTGCAGGGCACGGTTTTGGTTTCGCCGCATTGGCAGGTGGGTTGCCAGCCCATGGTTTTTGCCCCTTGATACGTGTCCCAAACGGCTTGCCCGTGACTTCCTTGGTCATTGCCTCGTGCGGCGTCGTCAGCATGGTCGTGCCATGATTTGCCCGTGGTCCCGCCTGTTGGTTCTGACAAAATCCGCTCCCACGGCGCACCGCACTTTGGGCAGCAACCGCGCGCCGAGGTTCCGGCCAGGATACAGGGCAGCACGAGCGCCTTGGGAAACGTGGCGAAGTGTGCGCCCTTAAACGGCTCGGTGGCGATGGTCCAGACTGAGCGTTTGTTACGGCTGGAAACGAGACCGCTGCAGGCTTCCTCGAAACCCTTATTGTTTTTGATGCCGCTGCCAACTTCCGCCGCCTTGCGCTTTCCATAAGCCAAAAGACCAGCCTTGGTGCGTTGTCGGTGGTCGCCATCAGCGTATGCTTGTGCACCTTTTGACGGGTTCACATTGCCCGGTAAGCGAGCGTGCGCACCGCCGTTCACCGGCTCCTTCACCGCCTCAGCGTCGTAGAAGTAGTGCGGGCTTTTGGTGATCAGGAACAGGTATTCGTGCGATTTGGTTGGCCGGTCGGTCACGCTCTCAGGCATGGGATTGGGCTTGTTCCAAATAATGTCCGAGCGCAGATACCAGCCATCGGCGCGGAGTGCGAATGCGACGGCCCATGGGATTCCAACCAAGTCCTTTGATTTAAGCGTGCCCCACTCTTTGCGCTCTCGGATGTAAGCACCGGACTCCTTACAGGCTTGGTTTTTGCCACCGGATGAACCACCCCACTTGCCAACCGATGCGAATGAATCACCGAGATTGATCCAGCAAACGCCATCGTCCCTGAGCACCCGGCGCACTTCACGGAAGATTAAAACCTCGTGCTCGATGAAAAGCTGCGGTGTGGGCTCAAGACCGTGGCAACCCGTCCAGCCGGTGGGCCATGTCACCGGTGGGAGCTTGTAGTCGCGCAAACCCCAGTACGGCGGCGAGGTCACGCAGCACTGGACCGACTCATCTGGCAGCCCGGCGAGCATGTCCAGAACGTGGCCTTGGAGGAAGCGGAACATTAGTCCCCGGTGCTTTCTTCAACCTCTTCTTCTTCTTCAGCTTTCGGATCTTTGTGACGTCGCACGTACGCGCGTTCCTCGGGCTTTTCGAGAAAGGCGTCGAGTTTCACGGTTTCGCCGTCCTCTTCGCATTCGAAGATGTACGGCCGTTTCGCTGTGAACCGGTGTTCTTTGAGAAGGTCGCGCAGCTTTTGTTGCGCCTCTTCCTCATCGGCGGCCAGCTTTTGGCGCCGGGTGCGCAGCTTGCGCAATTCTTCAGCCGCGTCTTCGATTGCCGGGATTTGTTTGGGTAGTACGCCGGGCAGGCGTTGTTGTTTTTCAGCCATGTGTTTGTGTTGTTGATGGTTATGGACGTTGTGGTGGTGAAAGGAAAGGCAGGCCGACAAACTCGAAGACGTCAGCCTCGGAAGTGGTTCGGTGGTGTGGCTGGCACCCAAGGCAAAGGCTTCGGAACCCGGTGCCATAAGCTTCGAGCGAGTACCCCTTTTTCTGAGCCGCGGTCGCTATGGCAATGTTGGTTTTCTTGCCGCCGGTGCGAACTACCAGCGAATTCCACCATTTGTCCTCGGTGGTGGCGAAGAAATCGACGGGGATGCCAGTCTCGATGTGCACGGCCAGCTTGTTCTCTTTGCCCCAGGCCGGCACGCCGGTAACGCTGAGCCGCTTTCTGAGCACAACCGTTTCCTCAAGCGAATTGATAAAAGCATCCGCCAAATCCTTCATTTCCGAGGCTTTAACGCTAAAGAGATCCGCCGATTTGAGCGCGTACTTGGGGATGAAAAGCAGCTCGACGTCCTTGGGAAACGGCCTGCGCCGCCGGATGGACCCGACAATTTCGATGCGCTCGACAAAGGGCAAGAGCATCGCCTTGAGCACATTGGCCACGCGCAGCGCGTCTTCGAGGGTGTGTCTGCGGGCCTCGGTGGTCATGCGGCGGCTTTCTCTGGGAGCGCTTTGAATCCACCGCCCTTGAGCCGGTCGTAATAAGTCTGCTCGCCGTCCCACACGAAACCCATAAAGACCTGAATAAAATCGACCTGCTTTAGTTTGATGAGACTCATTTGCACCTGAACCCAATCCTGCTGGATCTTCCAGGCAGTTCGAGCGGCTTGGTCGCGGAAATCATCTTTTCCCTTTTGCGGCCGACTTCGGCTACTCACGTATTCGCGCCAAAGAAACTCGTGAACTTCATCGACCTTGGCTGGCAGCCGAATCGTAAATCCTTTGCCACCAACATCGACATGAAAGAACAGAGCCACCGGAAACCCATCGGCGAATTGCTTCGAAATACCAGTCACGCCGCACTCAGCGAGGTAGGTCTCGATGTAAGAGATCGTGGTGTTGACCGCGATGGACGAAGTATAGTTTTTGAGGTTCACTTAATCTTTGACCGGCCGAAATAGATTCTCAAGCTGCGGAAGCGTCATTTCAAGCGCGCGGTAAACAAGGAAAGTCATGCTCGGCACTACGGCGTCCTTCGCGCTTTTGCAGTCGCGCCGAATCGCCTGTAATCGGCGATGATGTTTGGCGTCAATTTCTACGAACTTACGTTTTGCTGCCATCGGGCTATGTTTTCCAACAGGCGTTGACAAATGTCAACAACTTTCTGCTTGCATTAAATTTCCACCTGTGAGCAAATCGCGGGCGTGGCGAGCAAAACAGTTTACGGATTGCCGTGGTCTGAGGGTGAAGACCTGCTCGCAATCGAACTGGCCATGATCGCTGCGGGCGGGTTTATCGAGCGCTACGGCCGGAAGCACGGGCAAGGGGTTTTCCATCACCAGCGGGCCGCTCAATCACTTTGCTGGCCTAACGACGATCACCATCGCTGGTCAGACCTCTCTCTCAGAACCATTTGCGAGGAACGTATAACCGTCCTGCAGGGGACCAAGGATTCGTCAAAAACCCGCACAATTTCCAAGTGGGGACTCATCGACTACTGGGCCAGCCCGAGCGACACGCTGACCTTGGTTTCCTCGACCGGTATCCGCGAACTCAAGCTGCGCATTTGGGGCGACATTACTAGCCTGTTCAAAGAGGCCAAAGACCGCTACCCGTGGCTGGCCGGGCGCATGTCCAACACGATGACCGGCATTTTCACCGATTTGCTCGAAGACACCGGCGACGTTCGCGATATCCGCCGCGGGATGATAGCTGTGCCGTGCGTGGGTGGTGAAGGCGAGTGGATAGGCATGGACCGCTACGTTGGGATCAAGCAGAGGCGCCGCCGCATCCTGGGCGACGAGCTCCAGTTTATGGCGCCGATGTATGTGAACGTGCTCGACGCCATGGACAAAGGCGATTTCAAAGGCGTTTTCGCTGGCAATCCCATCGGCGGTAACGGTAAAGCTCTCGACAAAATAGCTGAACCTTTGGCCGGCTGGTCGAGCCTGGGCGAGATCACCAAGACCACCACCTGGCGCAACAAGTACGACGGGGTAACCGTCCAGCTTGTCGGCAGCGACAGCCCCAACTTCGATAAGGACCGGCCCAAGTATTACCCCTACCTCACCGATGAAGCCGATTTAAAGAAAATCGAGCAGCGCAACGGGAAAGACTCGGCGCAGTATTGGACCCTGGGGCTGGGTGTGCGCAAGATTGGCGCCGATGCCTACCGGGTGCTCACGGTCGAGATGTGCGAGCGCTGCGGGGCGTTCAAAGACGTCATCTGGCGCGGTGGCGAGCGCACCCGGGTTTACGCGATTGACGCGGGTTTCGGTGGTGACCCGTGCGAAGTGATGGATTTGGAGTTTGGCGAGGACGTTGAAGGGCGGCAGGTCATTCGCTTCAACGAGACCCGCTCAATTCCCATCGAGGTAAGCTCGCGCATTACGGCCGAGGACCAAATTGCCTACTTTGTGAAAGCCGACGCCGAGCGGCTCAAGGTGCCACCGCAAAACATCTTCTTCGACGCTGGTATGCGGGCCACCCTGGCAATCAGCATGGCGCGAGTTTGCGGCAACGCGGTAAACGCGGTGAACTTTGGCGGCCCGGCGACTGATCGGCCGGTGGACGATGGCAGCTTTATCGACGACCCCAAGACCGGTGAGCGCCGGCTGATGAAGTGCAACGAGCTCTACAGCAAATTTGTTACGGAAATGTGGTACTCGATCCGGAAGGCGGTCGAGTGCAAACAGGCGCGGAATTTTCCAAAGAGCGCCGCCGAGGAATTCTCGCAACGCGAATGGCGTTGGGTGCCCGGGCCATTGGGCGAGCGCTACGAGCTGGAAACCAAGCCAGAGTACAAGTTGCGTAACAGCGGCCACAGCCCGAATAAGGCTGACGTGCTCAGCATCGGTGGCGAGGGCGCGCGCCGGTTGGGCTTTGTGATTCAATCGGTGAAGGAAGGCGCGGCGGTCGAGGAAGATAATTGGCTGGAACGCGAGCAGGAGAAATGGCGCAAGGTGGTCAAAAAGAGCGAGTTGAAATATGGCTGAAATTAAAAGTGCAAAGGAGTGGATTACTCACATTGCCAAAACACGCGGTTTTGCGACAGAGGAAACTGTGCAAAACATTCAGGCCGATGCCCTGCGAGGCGCGGCATGGATTGCTCAAGCGGAAGCGCAGGGGCGAGATCCTGAATTAGCTCAGCGACTATTCGCTATTTTCCAGGGGAAAGCAGACTCACTTACACTCATGCGTCATGGCTGAAACCGTCGCCGTTCCATGCACCGGTTGCACCGCTTTGGTGGAAGTCGAAGCGGGAAGTGAGGTTGCCAGACTGGCTCAGGAAGTGGGCATTTACTGCGACACCTGCATGGCCGCTCAGTCCGAGATTGCCCGCGAGGAACTATTGCCCAAACCGCTGCCGTTCAGCACCTATTGCCCACCGTGCTTCGAGGACACCGCTTTCGAGAATCTCCCATGCCCGGCCAAATCCAAACAGGCACTGGAATGGTGCTTTGGCCATTCGGGCTTGAACCTGTGGGGTTACCCTGGCACCGGCAAAACCCGCACGATGAGCCTCGTTATTAAAGGGATGCTGGAAGGTGGCCTGTCAGTGGTGGCGTTTGGCCCCGGCGATTTTCGACAGAACTGCGAGTTGAAGGAGTGGAAGCGCGGCCCCTGGCTCAAGAAGCTCTCAAGCGTGGACGTGCTCTTCATCGATGACCTCGACAAAATGAACCTCACCCGCGAGATGGAGAAAGACTTTTTCGCCGTCTTGAGCAACCGCATGGGGCGCAAACCCGTGCTGATGACCGGCAACAGCACCGGCGAGGAGATCACTTACACCTTCAAGCTCGGGTACGCCATGGTGCGCCGCATCCGCGACCACTGCCTTTCGATTCACTTTGGACAAAACGACATTAACCCGCTACCAAATGGCCATGAGTGAAATGAGAAAAATAGGCAGGCCCAAAGGGTCGAGAAACCACAAAGACCTGACGCCGGAAGAAATTAAACGGCAATTTTGGAGCCACGTTAAGGTCGGCCTACCACACGAATGCTGGCCATGGACCGGATATGTCGAGCGAGAGACCGGCTATGGAAAATTCACTTGGAACACCAGACCGAGTTCCGCCCATCGCTTTGCGTGGATAGCCACCTTTGGAGAAATACCGTTTGGTTTGCTCGTGTGCCACAAGTGCGACAACCGAGTTTGCCAGAATCCTTCCCATTTGTGGCTGGGCACCATTGCAGACAATAATCGCGATATGAGAGAAAAGGGACGCGGGGCAAAGCCGCCGAGGAACGACAAGATCACTCGCGAAGAGGTGAAGTTGGTTCGCAAACTTTGGGTTCCTTACAAAGTTAGCGTGCGAAAAATATCAACCATGCTCAAACTTCCCTATAAAAGCGTGGAAACCGCAGTAAGCAAAACTCACTGGAAAGAAATACCATGGACACCATCATAAGTCGTAGTCAATTTCCCCCATCGGGTTGGGTTTTTTTTGAGCCCAGCACAGGCTGGTCGGCGCCGATGCCTAAGGCCACCACCTTCGACACCACGGTTACCCAAATCATCCAGCACCGCCTCGCTAACCCGGCATTGATGCTGCGCCACAAGCTCTCGACCGATCGCACGGTCGTCGCCAACGAGCTTGAAAACTTCACCCGGGCGAGGCTCGGGATGCAACCACTGGGGGCCGGTAACCCAAAACCGATGCCCAGCCGGACACTGCCACAAGCCGTGCTCGGGCAAGTTGCTGCGGTGGCTAAGATGGCCGATGGGATTGGGCTGCTTTTGGACTTCATTCCCAACGGGACACCGGTTGCGCCTGAGCTTGCGGCCAAACGCGCCGAGGTCTGCTCGACATGCCCAAAGAATTCGGAGAAAGCCTTCCTCTCGTTCTTCACGCAGCCGGCGAGCGAGCGGTTGCAGAAGATGGTCGAGGCGCGAACCGAGTTGCATCTTTCAACGCCATACGACGAAAAGTTAGGAATTTGCCAGATCTGCCTTTGCCCAATGCGGCTTAAATGTCATTTGCCCATGGACGTAATTCTGAGCAAGACAAAACCCGCAACCATGGCTGAGTTTCCAGACCATTGCTGGATAAAGCGGCAAGACCAATGAATTACGGCACGGTATGCAGCGGGATTGGTGCGCCGGAATGCGCCTGGTCTGACCTCGGCTGGAAGTGCCAGTTCGCCGCAGAGATAGACGTTTTCCCTTCCGCCGTTCATGCTCACCGTTTCCCTGGAGTACCAAACTATGGCGACATTACGAAATTCAAAGAATGGCCAGAGCAATCAATCGACATTCTCGTTGGAGGCACACCATGCCAGAGCTTTTCCGTCGCCGGACTCCGAAAGGGACTGGCTGATCCGCGTGGCAACCTTATGCTCACCTTCCTGGCCATCACTGGCCGCTATGCTCCCACCTGGGTCGTTTGGGAAAATGTGCCTGGCGTGCTGTCCATCGACGGAGGGCGGGCTTTTGGAGCCTTCCTCGGAGGGCTGGCAGAACTCGGGTATGGGTTCGCCTACCGAGTTTTGGACGCTCAATTCTTCGGAGTGGCCCAAAGACGCCGCCGTGTGTTCGTTGTCGGATGTGCTGGAGGACAATGGCAGCGTGCCGCAGCGGTATTATTTGAGCGCGAAAGCCTGTGCGGGAATCCTGCGCCGCGCCGAGAAACGCGGGAAAGACTTGCCCCAACAATTAGCGCACGCACTAAAGGCGGTGGCGGACTTGGGACAGACGCGGACTTAGACGGGGCGCTGATCACCCACAGCCTACGCGCCGATGGCTTCGACGCGAGCGAGGACAGCACCGCGCGGGGCACGCCGGTGGTTGCCGCATTTGGCGGCGATAACTGTTCGGGGCCAATAGAAATTGCTACTGCGTGCAGGGCGCACGGCTCATTTCATGGAGACTTTGAAACAGAAACAATGCTCGCGTTCAGTTCCAAAGACCACGGCGCGGATGCGGGACACACCGCACCAACACTGCGAGCCGCGCCACACGACAAATCGCACGCCAATTCGGGAGCGCCACCGGCGATTGCGTTTAAGCCAAACCAGGGCGCTAAGAGCCGAACCTTGGGAGCTTCCGAGCACGTTGCGCCAACACTCGAAAGCGCGATGGGAGGGAACAATAAGCCAGCCGTGCAACAGGGCTACGCTGTGCGCCGATTGACTCCAACCGAGTGCGAAAGACTCCAGGGCTTTCCAGATGGCTGGACGGCGATCCAATACCGAGGCAAACCCGCCGCCGATGGACCGCGCTACAAGGCACTGGGCAATTCGATGGCGGTACCGGTGCTAAAGTGGATCGGGCAGAGGATTGAGATGGTGCATAAGCTGTGAAGGTCCTCCTTACTTACATTTCTGTGACCGGCGGCCTCGTTACGCAACAATTTGCCAGCCGATTCGCCGCGACCTACCTGCAATTTCCGCCGGGTTACCCTCACAAGCTGCTCGTGGTTTGCAATGGCGGGCCGCCCGCAACCGAGCTTGGCCTGCTATTTCGACCGTTCGAAGCCGCGTTCTACCCGCGGCCAAACGACCCCGGCTGGGACGTGAGCGCCTTCGTGGACGTCGCCCGCAACATGGCCACCGATTACGATCTGATGATCTGCTGCGGCGAGTCGTGCTATTTCCATCGCCCTGACTGGCTCGCGCGCCTGGTCGAAGTGGTCGAGCGCTATCCCCGCGGCATGTATGGCTTCTTTTCCAGCCACGTCGTACGGCCGCACCTGAACACCACCGGGTTTGCCGTGTGGCCAAAGTGGCTCACCGATTACCCGCGCCAGGTGCGCTCACGCGACGAGCGCTACCACTTCGAGCACGGCGAATTCAGTTTCTGGCGCCATGTTCACGCCAAGGCGGGTCCGGTTAAGCTGGTGACCTGGGACGGCGACTGGAACCCGGGCCAATGGCGCTTGCCGCAGAACATCTTGTGGCGCGGCGACCAGTCAAATTGCCTGATTTGGTGCCGCCATAACGACATTTACCGAGACGCAGAGAAAGCGCGGCAGCTTAATTGGTCAGCGTCGATTGATCGGGTGGCGGTATGAAGGACGATACCCGATATAAATGTCCGAAGTGCGGGATGGCTCTAAAATTTGAGCAGTTGCCGGACTTTAGTTGCGTCTGTCGGTGCCCCACATCCTATTGCAAAGGGGTTTCCGATCCTGGATTTGGTAAAGACGCCGCTACTGCCCACGCCGATTGGCTCAGGCGAAACGGATTTGTGCAATGAAGGTCATCACGATTACATGTCCTGAACCGATGAGCGACTACAAGCGACGGGTGGCTCGCTGGCTGGCTTGGGATGGTTACCAAAAGCGCCGGCATGAAGTCCAAGGCCCGATGTTCAATGACGAAAATAAGGTTGAAGCAACGCAAGAATTTAACGATTTGCTTCTCAAAAATCTCAGAGACTATCCCGAATGCGCTTAGCAATAGTTTACGTCTTTCCCAACACCGCCGAAGCGCAGCGCACCGAGCAGGCTGCGCGCTTCGTTACCAGCTACGGCGCTAACCCGCCGGGCATGGACCATGAATCTATCGTAGTGCTCAACGGCAGTAGCGGCGGCGGGAGCGGGTTTGCCCAGGCGCTCTTTGCCGCTTTGCCAAATCTGCGCATTCTCCAGCACGATAACAGCGGGTGGGACATTGGCGGGTTTCAAAAGGCCGCACGCGAAGTGCCGTGTGATTTGATGGTGTTCTTTGGCGCTACGGCGTGGTTCCCGAAAGAAGGCTGGCTCAATCGGGTGGTCGAGGCGTCGAGATTGCGCGGGTTGGGCCTCTTTGGTGCTCATGGCAACCAGGGCGATAAGAATGTCAGCGTATGGCCACACGTCAGGACTACGGGCTTCTGGTGCAACCCGGCGCTAATGAATCGTTACCCGATCCGGGTTACTGAGCCTGGCCAACGGTACCCATTCGAGCACGGCCCGCAGTGCTTCGCCAACTGGATTAAAGGCGAAGGTATGAAGGTGTGGGTTGTAGGATTCGATGGCGAGTACGAGGTCGATGTGTGCGACGCGATGCCAAACGGGTTCCACCGGGGCGACCAAAGCAACCTGCTATTTCGAGACCGGCTTAGCGATCCTCCCTACTACGCATGAGACCTATTGCTATCTTCTTCCACTGCCTCTTTTATATGGCCGATGAATTTCGGCCTCGTGCTTTGGAGATCGTTACCCACCAAATGAACCTGCTCAAGTCCTCGGGCTTGGCCGATGCCGCGAGCGAGATAGTGATCGGGATTAACGGTGGCGATGAGAGCCGGAACGTGGCCAGCATCGTTTGCCCGGCCAAGGCGCGTTTTGTCATGCACGGCTTAGCCTCGCACGCTGAGAACCTCACCATAGTTGAGCTCGAACGCTGGGCGCCGACGCACCCTGACTGGTACGTGCTCTACTTTCACGCTAAGGGTTGCACCCATCGGCCCGGAGAGTCCTACGGCGACAATGTATCTGGTCCTTGGCGCGAGGGCATGACAGCAGACCTAGTGGAAGGCTGGCGACAATGCGTTGTGGACCTCGACGCGGGTTTCGATATCGCCTGTTCGCACTGGATGTGGAATATGGCCGATGGCACACAGCACATTCCGGCGGGTAATTTTCTTTGGGTAAAATCCAACTTCGTTGCTAGGCTGCCGAGCATCTACCTGCGTGAGCGTATCAAAATGTCAGGCATATCGGCGGCCGAGAGCCGCTTCGAAGCCGAGGTTTATTGGGGCAACGGGCCGAGGCCGGCGGTTAAAGAGTATCGACCCAGTGGCGGCGGGGGTGTTCCGTGAAAGTGGCGCTTGTCTATCCCTACATCGTTCCGAGAGCCGATGAGTACCGACAGGACGTTAGGCGATTTTGCAATACTCTGATGAATTTTAGCGCGGGCACCGATTTCGACATTTTTATCCAAACCTGCAACGGCAGAGAATTTGTCGGTGATGACGGCGAATGGTTGGGAGAGCTTTACTGGATGGGCGGTGAGTACTTTGGTGATGGATTCGACATTGGAGCCCACCAACACGCGGCAAACTCAATCCCACCCGAGTATGACTTCGCCGTGTTTTGTTCAACTCAAGTTCACTTCCACCGCGAAGGCTGGCTCAAACGCATGGTCGAGGCGCGCGAACAGTTTGGCCCAGGTCTCTACGGCGCTATGGCCAGCCGCGAGAACCATCCGCACCTGCGCACCTGCTTCTTTGGCTGCGACCCAGCCGACTTTCGGGCGTATCCGTGGGTAATCAACAGCAAGGCGCTGTCGCTGGAATTTGAGAGCGGCAAGACCGGCTTCTGGACGTGGATACGGGCCAATGGCCGAAAAGAGGTACTCGTCGCCTGGGACGGGTTTTACGATGAGCGCAAAGACTGGCGCAAACCGGACAATATTTTTAGGCGCGGCGATCAATCCAACTGCCTCGTGTGGGACCGGCACACCGAGCTTTACGCCAAGGCTACACCCGAGGAAAAGGCGATGCTTGAGCAGCTCGCGGATGGGATGGCATGAACAGTTACAGTGGCTATGGCGAGGACAAGTGGATTTACGAGAATATCAATCCACCAACGGGTGTGTTCTGCGAAGTCGGCGCTTACGACGGCATTAGCTCGTCGAACACGCTGGCTTTTGAACAAATCGGCTGGACCGGAATGCTGGTAGAGCCTGACCCGGCGAGTGCCGCCAAGTGCATTATTAGTCGCAAAGGGCCTGTTTGGTGCTGTGCCGCCGGTCGTGCGGGATTTCGACCATTCTTTCTCAACGAGGCTGACCGGGGAAGATCGAGTTTTGCGCAGTATGACGGCAAGGTTATCCCGGTCATCGTATGCCCATTGATCGAGCTTCTATTTCACGCCGGTTTAACGTCGCTAGACCTGCTTAGCATCGACACCGAGGGCACCGAATTGGAGGTTTGGGAAACTCTTGGTACCCATCGGCCAAAGATCGTGATTATGGAATTCCTGACCTGGGGTAGCCCGCCTCGTGACAAAGAGATCGTTGAGCGCATGGTCGCCGATGGTTACCGCGAAGCCCACCGCACCGAAGCCAACCTGATTTTTGTAAGGCGATGAAAACCCTGGATCAAATTGGCATCGAACAGCAAACCGACAAGGCGAGCCAGTTCAGCCGCACCTACGCTAAGCCACACGATTATCTGCGGCACATGGAGTTATTCTTTGCACCGCTGCGCGAAACGCCGATCAAGCTGGTTGAGATCGGTGTCGGTGGCGGGGAGTCGGTGCGAACGTGGTTGCAGTATTTTAAATGGGCGTGGGTGCTGGGCATAGACAATGTTCACGATACCAACCAATGGAACACCCCTAAGAAGTGGTCAGCGTCATCTGACAGCCGCGAGGTGGACGGGTACGACCGCTACGCCTTTATGGCGGCCGACCAAAACGACCCTGTGTTTTGGGCCTGTTTTGCTGCCGACCTTGGCAAGACCGTGGATATCGCGATTGACGATGGCTCTCACGAGCCGCAAGGAATTATCACGAGTTTTAACGGCCTCTGGCCCCTGGTGAAGCCGGGCGGTTATTATTGCATCGAGGACCTTGGGTGCGGCTTTTCGAGCCCGTGTTTCCCAAGTCATTACGAGTGGCTCAATTCGCTGGTTAACGAAATAAACCGGGGCACCTTTGGTATCGATTCGATGTACTTCAGTAAAGAGTTGTGCGTGCTCAGAAAAGCGGGCATCTAACCCACTATGTATCGCGAACACACACGCTGCAGGGCCTGCGGCTTTGGCCAGCAACCCAACCCAGGCGGTATCAAATCCGCGCCATCAAACGAGAGGCTGTTGCCCGTCTTCGATTTGGGCACGCAACCCCTCGCCAATGACTTCGCCAGGGACACCGACGAGCGCGCCGGGTTCGCGCCGCTCAAGGTGTTGCTCTGCCCGCGGTGCTCGCTCGCGCAGCTTTCGGTTGTGGTACGGCCTGAGATCCTTTACCGCCACTACCTCTACGTCACCAGCCCGAGCGATACGATGCGGGCGCACTTCGACACGATTGCCCAAGGCATGGCCGCCGAGGCTGGCAGCAAACGGCTGCTCGAAATCGGCAGTAACGACGGCGCCTTCCTCGACTACCTCGCAGTTCGCGGCTGGCAGGTGATGGGAGTTGACCCGGCTGAAAACCTGTGCGCCAAAGCCAAAGAGAAGGCCCTGGACGTGGTTTGCGAGTACTGGGGCGCTCAAGCCGGCTCCAACCTGGCCGGGTTCAAACCGGGCATCGTGCTCGCTCGACACGTTTTCTGCCACGTTGATGACTGGCGCGATTTCATTCGCGGCCTCGAATTGGTTGCGACCGACGACACCCTGGTTTGCATCGAAGTGCCATACGCGGCCGACCTGCTCAGCAAAGGCGAATTCGACACCATCTACCACGAGCACACCAGTTACCTCACGGTCAAGGCCATGTCGGCGCTCCTGGCCGAGAGCCGCTTCCGGTTGCACAAGGTTATTCACATGCCCATTCACGGCGGGGCCCTCTTTCTGATGTTGCGCACCAAAGGCCACGAGGCCCACCCGCACAAGAGCGTGAGTGAGTTTATGAACCGCGAGGAGTGCGGAGAGGAGGCGTGGAAGACTTTTAATTACGAAGCAACGGTCAAAATCCGCAGTGTCATAAACCTTGTTTGTAATCTTCGAGATCAGGGCAAACGAGTTGTTGGTTACGGCGCTTCGGCCAAATCAACGGTGTGGATCAATGCGTGCAGGTTCACCCGAAACCAAATCGAGGCGGTTTACGATTGCACCACCGAGAAGCTCTACCGGTGCATCCCAGGCACCGATATTCCCATCGCGCACGAGGGCGGTTTCTATGTCGATGGACCCGATTACGCCATCTGCTTCGCTTGGAATTTCCGCGAGGAAATACTCGCCAAGCAGGCCAAATGGCTAAAGAGCGGTGGCAAATTCATCTTCCCGCACCCGTCAATCGAGGTCGTAGGAGCCAACGGACCTATAGCGTTTGAACTTGCTACCGCACCAGCAGGGGTGTAAAGCGGGTAACGCGATGAACGCAACACAGCCAAAAGACCGCCGAGAATACTTTCGGTTGTGGCATTTGAGAAATCGAGAACGGAGGCTCGCCGCGCACAAATTGAGGTATCGAGCGAAATGGGCTGAAATCCAAAGGCAGAACAAGACATACCACGAAGCGCATCCCGAGGTCGCAGAAAGGGCGAGGAAAAAATATTGGGCAGCAAATCAAGAGAAGTGCCGAGAGGCTAATCGCAAGTGGCGAGAAGAGAATCTAGAAGAGCAGCGATCAAGAGAACGGCTGGTTCGTAAAAAGGCATTTGCTAAAGATCCCGAAAAAATTCGCGCAGCTAATCGTGCATGGGCGGCTCGCAATAAGGACAAAATCCGGCTGCGCGATTTGCGCCGAAAGGCGTTGAAAAAAGGCGCGAGGGTAAATCTCGCCCACATGCAAGAGTGGATGGATTCGGTGAAGTCAAAACGCACAGCGACTTGCTATTGGTGCGACAAAACCATTCTCAGTAAAGACCTTCATTTCGATCACATCGTTCCACTCTCCAAAGGCGGGGAGCACTCCGTTGAAAATCTTTGCGTTTCTTGCGAGGCGTGTAATTGCGCAAAGCAGGCAAAGTTGGTTACCGCCTGGGTGAGAGTCGGTCAGCAAACCCTAACATTATGAGATTTGACAAGGTTGGGACTTGCGAAGAATTGGTTTGGAATATGCGCCTTGCAGATCAACCGCGGGGCGAAAATCGCACCATCATCAATCGGCTCTACAACGGCGATCCGCCCTTCGACGAAGCCACCGCCGAAGAGAACCAGATCCAAATTAACCGTAACGACCTCGAAGGTGTCAACGCCATGTCCCAGGCCCGCCGCCAGTGGATGCAGGCGTTTTTGAGGCCCGGCAACAATTTCAGCGTCTCCTACGACAGCGGCCCGCCGCGCAAACGACGCGAGTGGGCCCACAGCGTCACCCGCCACTGTAACCGCGTGCTCAAGCGCTCGCGCAATTACATGGAGCAGAACCGCGGTACCGGCGCCAACGTGATGCTGCACGGTCCCGGCCCGGTGCTCTGGAAAGACCGGCGCTCGCCCGTCCCGAGGGTGCTGCCGATTTCCAGCGTGATGATCCCAAGTGAGACCGACATCGACTTCGACAACCTTTCGTATATCGCCTTCTTTCAGGAGTGGACGCCAGCGCAGCTTTACAGCCTCACTCACGGCGACCTGGTTGACCCTGGCTGGAACATGCCGTTAGTCCAAGCGCAGTGGAAGTACGTGAGCGAGCAATACCAGAAGCAACCCAACGCCACCGCGTTCCAGTACATGCCCGAGCGCATTGAGGAACTCATTAAGCAGGACATGGGCATGTGGGGCAGCGATGCGGTTCCCACAATCGATGTTTGGGATTTCTACTTCCGCGAGGGCGAGGATGGCGATGGCTGGTACCGCCGGGTGTTCCTCGACTGGGGCGTGGCGCAGTCCGAAGTCTATGGCTACAAAGACAAAATGCCTGACTCGCGCAACAAGGTGGGTGGCAAATTTCTTGGCACCGATAAGGACGGGCGCGGCGGCTTTCTCTACAGCTCGGGCAAACGAATGTTCGCCAAATCGCTTAACGAATTTTTTCACTGCCAGCACGGCGATTGCTCGGCGGTGGCACCCTTCAAATACCATTCCGAGCGCTCGCTGGGCTGGATGCTCTGGGGTGTGTGTGACCTTGAGAACCGGTTGCACTGCAAGTTTTCCGAGGCGCTTTTCGAGTCGCTCATGTGGTTTTTCCGGGTGGCCAATAACGAGCAACTCACCCGGTTGCGCAAGGCTGACTTCCTGAATATGGGCGTTATTCCCAATGGTGTTGAAATGCTTAAAGCCGCAGATCGTTACACGCCGGATGCTCAACTCACAACCATGGGCTTTGCTCGGTTTAAGCAGCTCATTTCCCAAAACTCGGCCGCGTTCACCCAGGATTTTGACAAGGGCGACACCGGCAAAGAGATGACGGCGACCGAAACCATGGCCCGGGTGAACGTCACTAACGCCCTGGTGTCCGGTTTGCTCTCGCTCGCCTACTTTTACGAAGAATTCAAAGACCGCGAAGTGCTGCGCCGGCTGTGCGTCAAGAACAACCCGCATCCGATGGCCCGCAAATTCCGAAAGGGCTGCCTTGAGGACGGTGTACCGCCGGAAATGCTGGACGTGGAGCGCATGGATGTGTCACGCGAGCGTGCGCTGGGCGGTGGCAACAAGACTCTGGAAATGGCGCAAGTGCAGTTCCTGCAGGGCATTCGCAAGAACCTCGGGCCGGATGGCCAGCGCCGGGTTGACCATATCTCCATCGAATCGGCGACCGATGATGCGAATCTGGCCGAGGACCTCGCGCCGCTCGATGATCAGAAGATCGTTACCAACTCGATGCACGATGCGCAGCTCGCCACCGACCGGCTGATGCGCGGGTTGCCCTTCAGCGAGCGGCCGGAAATGGTTTACGAAGATTACGTCAAGGTGTGGATTGCGGATCTTACGCTGCTCATTCAAAAGAACGTCCAAAATGGCAACATGGCCACCATGGAACAGATCGCCGGGTACCAGAATGTAGGGCAGGAGATTGCCAAATTCCTCAAAATCATGTCTTCGGACCCTGAGGATAAAGATCGCGTCCAGAAGCACGCGAAAGACCTCAATGCCCTGATGAAGCTGGTCAAGGGCTTCGCGCAACGCCTGCAGCAGCAAATGAAGGCTGCGGCCAAACAAGGCGCGGGCGGGCCTGACCCGAAGGCTGCGGCTGCGGCTCAGTCCACCATGATGCTCGCGGGCGTCAAAGCGAAGGTGACAGCAGACAAAGCCGCGCAGTCCCAGGCGCAGAAGCAAATCGCTTTCGACCTGAAAGAACAACGCGCCGAGCGCGAGCACCACGCTACCTTGCGCCGGATGCAAACCGAGCACTCTCTTGACCTGCTCACTGGCCACATTGAACGATTGGCTGAACTGAGCGGGCCGGAAGGCAACGGAAAACCAGAAAACCAGTAACTATTGCAACGCTAAATCGAATGTGATATACCGTTGCAGTGCGTCAGTGTAAAAAGTGCAGACAGCTCAAGCCGATTTCAGAGTTCTACGTCAAAAGCACGAGAAATAGGGTGTGGAGCTGCCACGCGTGCAAAGAATGCGTTAAAGCTTATGAACGAAAACGCCACCAAACTTGGTACAGGGACAAGCACCGACAGATTCAAAAAAAATACCATCGAAAGCTCAAATTGGAACTGGTTCAGGCGTACGGCGGTAAATGCAAATGCTGTGGCGAAAATCGGTTCGAATTTTTGCAAATTGATCACATCAATGGCGGTGGCCTAAAGCACCGTCGCACTCTGACAATCCATATGTCGGCGCACCTTAAAAAGCTGGGTTACCCAAAACAAGGATACCGATTGTTGTGCGCCAACTGCAACTCGTCGCTCGGGTTATATGGATACTGCCCCCATGAAAATCATCATTGAGACCATTCCTCACGCTTCCCATCGTTATAGCACCGTAGGCGATTGGTACACCCGAACCGAGATGGTGGAGTCATCTCGTATCGATGACACGAGCGCCACTTCGAAAGAGGTCCTGCACATTCGAGTCAGCCAGGAACTTGCTGACCAAAACCCGCTCTTCGCCGTCCTTGTAGCCGTTCACGAATTGGTTGAGCAGCAGCTTTGCGCTCACGATGGCGTGACTGAGCAGGCAGTTGATGAATTCGACAAAAAATTCGAAGCCGACCGCGAAGCCGGTTTGCACGGGGAAACCGATGAGCCTGGGGATGCTTCCGATGCTCCCTACCGCGTTCAACATGGTGTAGCCAGTGGGGTAGAGCGGCTTTTGGGCGCGCTCCTGGGCGTGGACTGGAACAAATACGATGAAGCCGTCAATGCGCTGCCGTGAACTGGATCAAAAAACTATTTTGCCGAGTCCATATCCATTCGTGGTCTAAGTGGAAAACTAACCCCGGTTGGAAAAGTATCTGGGCACAAGAACGGCACTGCATGACGCAAGGGTGCGATACGCGTCAATTCCGCCGAGTCAGGAGAGGCCCGCCGCCTCCTTGTTGTTGTGAAATGGATTAGCGCCATGAGAACCTTTTACGCTGGATCGTGGCGGCACCGACATGGGGATTCGGATTTGACTGATCGCTGGTCTTACAGCATTCGCAAACTCAAAGGCTTCATATTGGGAGTTGGCTACGGGAAAGGCGGTAAGCTCTCGCCCCCGTTTGTGATGCTCTACCTTGGTTTTTGGTACGTCCTATTCGTGAAAGACGCGCCTTTAATTCCAGACCCGTGAAAGAACTTAGCGAAATCACTTGCTGCTTTATCGACCATAGCGGGCTCTACCAACCCCTGGCCGAGTGCCTCGCCGAGTCGTACAAGCGGGTGCTCTACTACGACCCAAACGCTGAGGATTCCGAGACCGTCAATGATGACGTGATCGGCGATGAGTTTCCCGACAACCCGCGTTTCGAGCGCATTGATGACTACTGGCTGCGCAAGAAGGAGATTGACCTCTTCGTGGTGCCCGACTCCAAGCACGCGGGCGAGCAAATCGAGCTGCAATCCCAGGGTTACCCGGTGTGGGGCTCCTTCCGCTCCATCTTCCTCGAAAAGTCCCGCGAGACCTTCGTGCGCGTGCTGCATGACCTCGGGTTGGAAGTGCCGAAATACAAGCAAATCATCGGCATCGACGCGCTACAGGAATACCTCAAGCCGCGAGAGAACCAGATCGTCAAAATCTCGAAGAACCGCCGCACAATGGAGACCAAGAAATGGTCTTCGTGGGATGAGGATGACCT